TCTTGATTTTCTTGATGTTCTTGATTTTCTTGATGTTCTTGATTTTCTTGATGTTCTTGATTTTCTTGATGTTCTTGATTTTCTTGATGTTCTTGATTTTCTTGATGTTCTGCTTAATTTACTCATTTTTGTAGTTAATGTTATTATTTCTTTTTGAATATTAATTAATTCTTTTTCTAATTCTTCTTTTTTATCTTTATCTTTTAATCCTATTAATTTATTATTTATTCCTTTTCTTTTTCCTCTTAAACTTGCTAATTTAATCATTAGATCTTCTTTTGAATGTTTATTCTTAGTTTTATTTTTAGTATATTCTAATATTCTTGAATCTATTTTTTTTAATCCATAATATCTAATTTGACCTTTTTCAGCACATTCTTTCATTGACCCTCTTTTAGAACCTTTTGGAGGATTATCTACTCCACAATATATTTCTTTAGACATTTATATATTATATTTATAATTTCTTTTAACTTTAGATTTAAAAAATTATAAATTAAACTAACATTTTATTTAAAAAATTGAAATTATAAAATTAAAAACTATAACTAAAACTATAATAAATGGACAGATACATAAATACAAATATTAAATATAATCCACTATCAAAAGATGTATATTATAATATAACAAATACATGGAATTATATACCTGATGAACTATTAAAATATTGGCAATTTGAATTAAAAAATAAATACTTAAATGATATTGAAAAAATGGCATATGATTATTATAGAACTAATAATCCATATTGGTCATGGTATAATTCAGATTTAAATAATCAGTTAAAATCAGAAATCCTTAATACATTTTTAATTGTATTAATGGTTATTGATTGATTTATAAAAAAATGAAAATTTAATTTATTATACAATATAATATAAATAAAAATAATAGATATAATGGGTAATATAATAGGAAATAACAAAATTAACAATCTATCTGATGATATAGATGAAATAATAAAAGGATTTTATTTACTAGAACGTCATAATTATCCTCCTTATATTATATCAGCAAATTTATATGATTTGATAATTCAAGATTATAGTTATCAAAATAAGATATTATCAAAACAAGAATTAGATGATTTAAATACATATATTACAACAAAAATATATGAATGTAATGATGATTACATTGAAAAATATGGTATTAATCCTATAATACCAAAATATTATAGAAGACATGAATAATTTATTTATTAAAAAATTGATAAAATATTTTAATATAAAGGAATAAGTCATTTATAATTAAAATGGAAGAACTAAATAATAACATACCAACTGATTTAGATGAAGTACAACCAGATAATAATAAGTTAGAAATAACAGAAGAACCAACTAAAACAGAAGAACCAACTAAAACAGAAGAACCAACTAAAACAGAAGAAACAAATAAAACAATAGAACAATTAGAAAATGTTATGAATAAAATAAATAAATATCAAAAACGATTAATGAGATATCAACATAAAATAGATAAATATTTTAGAAATACAACAGAATTACCATTACCATTACCAGAACCAGATATAATATCAGAAAAATCAGAAAGTTCAACAAATTATAGTAATTTAGAATATAAAATATTTAATAAAGTAAGTATATTAGATCTATTATCTACATTAGCAACTGATTTTGATAATGATCATAATCAAATAACTACATTAATGCATAAAACAGTATTAACACAAAATTTTATACTATTAGATTCATTATTAAATAATGGATTTAGAATAGATTATATAAATTGTCATGGTGATTCTTCATTACATTTAGCATGTTCAAAAGGATTAGCCCAAATGGTATCGAAATTATTAGAGAATGGAGCAAATATAAATTTACAAAATAATAATGGATTAACACCATTAATGTTAGCAGTAAAGAATCATCGTCAATTGTGTTATGAAAGATTAATAGAATATAGTGATAAAATAGATTTTACATTAACTGATAAACAACATAGATCATTATTATATTATGTATTATTAAATGATAAAGAAACAATATTAAAAAAATTAGTAGAATTAGAAGTAGATTTAGAACTAATAGATGATAATGATATTAGTCCAATAATATTTTGTGCTAAACATAATTCATCTAAATGTATTAATGAATTAACTAAATATAATATAAATGTTAATGTTAAAGATAAATCATCATTAATGAATACCGCATTACATTATGCTTGTAAAAATACAAATATTTATATAGTTCGTCAATTATTATTAGCGGGTGCTGATATTACTACAACTAATAATGAAGGTGATACTGTTCTAACTTATATGCTTAAAAATGAAATTAAAGATATGGATATAATAAGATTATTGTTAAATTCAGGTTCAAATATACATCATAAAAATAAATATGGTGAAGATGCATTAATACTTGCGGTTAATAATAATTTTACAAATTTAGTTCAATTACTAATTAATAATGGTGCTAATGTTAATACAACTAATAGTGCTGGTATAACTCCTGTCATGATTGCTACTAAAAATGAATTTAAAGAATCTCTTAAATTATTACTTAATAATAATGCTGATCCTACTCTTAAATCTATTGAAAATAAATCGGCTATTGATTTTGCTAAAGAAGATAAAAATGAAGTATTTGTTCATACTCTTAGAAAATATAAACGAAATAGTCTTATGATTAAAAAATAATTTATTTATAAATTAAATATAAAAATAATTAATTAATTATTTTTGTATTATAAATAAAAATAATTAATTATTTTTGTATTATAAATCACATATTTATAATATAAAAATAATTAATTATTTTTGTATTATAAATTTATTTATTCCATGATGATGGAATAATTGTGATTATATCTTATATAATCATGTCAAATTAATAATATGCATTATGTATTAATTTTTTAGTATTCAATTATTTTTGGGTTCAATTTTTTTAAATGTAAAATAAATAGTTAATTAAATTTGATTTATAATAATAAATCAAATTTATCTTCAATACTGAAGAAAAGTCTGGAATACAATTAACTGGTTTAATTGTATTATATAATTAATATATATAAAAACTATTCAAATGATAAATATTGATATTATATATAAGAATAAATATTTATGAAAAAAATAGTAATCATATATATTAATTAATATATATTAAGAATATATCTTTAAGTATTTTTATATATAAAAAATATTAAAATTATATAAATTAAAATTCTGGTTGTTTAATAATAATAATTTTATTACTTTTTGTAAAAAAATCAAAAGATGAATCTAACCAATCTTTAGTAATAGTATAAAGAGAATGTGTAATATTTAATTTTAAATTATTATTAATAATTGCTTTTTCAAGTTCTTCTCCATTAATTGAAAACATTTCATTTTTAATTTTATTAGCATCAATTTGGATATATTTATAAGAGAATACTTTTTCACCTCCTAAATTTGATGTTGGTGCTAAAGTAATAGAATATTTATTTTTAAATAGAAGATTATCTTTAGTAATAAAGAAATTAGATAATACAATATTTTCAATACCAATACCAATAAAATATCCTCCTTTATCTAAACTTAAATTAATATATTTAATAAAATTAAGAAATCTAATATATGAACTAAAAAAATCAGAAAAATTATAGGAAATTATAATATTAAATTTTTTTATTTTTGATATACTATCAAATAATTCATAACCATCATCAATATTAAATAACAATATATTATAATTTGGTTTTTTTTTATTATCAATTTCTAATTTATTACAAAAATCTTTATAATTATTACTCATATCTTTATATAGTTCATTATTATATTGGTAAATTAATGTAGTATTAAATTCATTATTTTTATATAATTTTTTAAATATATCTAAATCATAACAATCAATTAATAATGTATTAAAATCTTGATTATTTTTTTTATGATATTTATAAATTTTATGTATTAAAATATATGATAATACTTCTTTTATAATAAATTCAAAACTTATCATATTAAATATATATTATATATTTAATATAATCATTTAAATATCAGTTTTTTAAATGTGCATTTAATAATAAACTAACACACTAATTTTATCAGTTGCTTGAACTTGTTCATTATTTACATCTATTCCAGTAACTGTTCCAACACTTTTAATACTTGTATTTAAACAGTTAGATGGCAAACAAGCAAAAAATACATAACATCTACAAGTATTTCCTGCTATATCTGAATCAGGTATAAAAGTAGATATATTTGCTAAATTTCCATAAATACTATCTACTAAATTAGTTAATTTAATTGGATAAGAACCAGTATTACATACTTTATAAGTATATTTAACTCTTTGACCACAAGCAGTTTCTGAATCACATGCTGATATATGTAATGTTAATGCATTACATAATGTTATATATCTATTGATAGTTAATGTTTGTGTTTCTTCTTCTTCTAAATTATAATTTAATTTAATAGTATAATAATTAGGTGTTATATTTGCTACCGTAAATATAATTTGTGCTGATAAAGTTGCTACAGTAGGAAAAGTAGTATTTATTGCAGTAATTGGTATAACTGTCATATTTTGACAAAATGTAATACTTGATATTATAGATGGATCAGAATTAGTGAAACTTAAAACAAATGTTACAAAAGTACCTTCTTTATTAACACAATTTGGAGATATATTAGTTAATGTTATAGACATGTTATATATTATATATTTATATATATTATTGTATTCAGATAGAAATTATAAAATATATATTATAATAATAAATAATATGGGTATTGAAAGATTTTTTAGTAGTATAGAAGAAAATAATATAACAAATTTAGGAACAAGTTTTAAAATAAAATTAGATAAAAATATAAATACAGAATCATTATTTATTGATTTTAATTCAATAATATATATAAATAGTTTTATAGTTATTAATGATTTAAATTATATTTTGTATAACATAATAATAAATAATAAAAATACTGAAAAATTCAAAAATATAATAGAAGAATATGAATTAAAACTGGATAATATAAATTATAAAGAATATAATAAATTAATAAATGAACAAATAGATAATATTATAATACAAAAAGTAAGAGAATATATTTATAATATGTTAATAAATTTTATAGAACCAGATAAATTAAAACTATTGTATATAGCAATTGATAGTGTTCCATCAAAATCAAAAATGATTGAACAAAAAAAAAGACGATATTTAGGTGGAATAATAAATGAAATTAAAAACCAAATTTATTTAAAATATGAAGATGATTTAAAAAATGATAATAATAGATATTTATATGAACAATATAAAATAGAATGGAATCGTAATAAAATATCACCGGGAACTGAATTTATGGATAAAATAGATAATTTATTCAATTCAATTGAATTTGAAGTGAGTATAAAAGATATATGTAATAATTTAGAAAAATATATTTATAATGGAGTATATGAATATGGAGAAGGTGAGAAAAAAATAGTAGATTATTTAAGAAATAATTATAATAAACTAAATTCACATATAATTTATAGTCCTGATTCTGATATGACTATTTTATGTATGTTATTAAATTCTAATCTCACTGAAAAATATAAAAAAATTAATAATATTAAAATAATGAGATATAATCAACAAAAAAGTATTTATGATATTATTAATATTGATCAATTAAATGAAAATTTATATAAATATTTAAAAACAAAAACAACAAAAAAAATAGATAAAGATAATTATATTAAAGACATAGTATTGTTATTAACAATATTTGGCAATGATTTTTTACCAAAAATAGAATCATTAAATGTAGTATATGATTTTAATTTAATAATAGATAAATATATTAAAATACTAATAGAAAATAAATCTGATAATACATTAGTAGAATATAATAAAAATAATAATAAATTAGAAATTAATCAATCTATGTTAATAAGAATATTTAAGGAATTACAATATGATGAAGGAAATAATTTACAAAAAATTTATATGGTATCACATTATTCAAATTATAATAAATTAAAAGAATTATTAGAAGTTAATGATAATGATTTTACAGATAAAATGACAGAATTTTTAGGTAAATTAAGTAAATTTAATGAAGATATACGAAATACAGATAAACAAGATATAAATAAATTAATTAATAAATGGAAAAATGATATATTTATAAAAAAATTACAAAAATTTACTAATTTACCAAAAACAAATAATGATGAATATATTAAAAATTTTTATGAATATTATTTATTAAATAATAATTTACCTAAAATTAGAATTATATTTAGAAAATATTTAAAAAGTTTAGAAGAAGAACATCATCAAAAAAAATTAAGGAAAAATATAGATAAAATAGATACATCATTAGATATAACAGAATATGATAAAGAAATATATAAATTTGATAATATGTTAGATGAATACATATATAAATTAAATTCAACAGCATTAAATATTGGACATGTATATATAGATCCAAAAACATATACATGGAAAACTGAAAAAATAATAAATGGAGTAGTAAGATATTATAAAAATTTTTTTGGAATAGATAATATAAATGTTGATAATAAAAAATTAATAAAATTAGTTGATAAATATATTGAAGGATTTTTATGGGTATTTAATTTTTATTATAATGATTTTAATATTAAAGATAATCATATGTATGCAAATATTTGGTATTATCCATATCATCATGCTCCATTATTGACTCAAATATATAATTATTTAGTTCAACAAGATACTAAATATATTAATAATAAATTATATGATATAAATAAATATACTATTTCAAGAGATAAATATTTTAATTGTATTGAACATTTATTATATGTATCTCCTGCACCATTAATAAAAGATATTATACCAAGTGAATATTATAAATTTATAGATAAATATTATCCAAATTTTGATGAATTAATAAAAGAATTAATGGAAGGTTCTACAAATTTAATAGATTGTAAGGGTTCATTATTTTTAACAAAATGTAATTTAAATATTAAAAATTTTATATTTAATACTGAAGAAGATAATGAATTTATAACTAATTTACGAAAAATAAAATTTAATAATGATAAATTAAAATGTATTTTTAGTGAAAATATAAATATTAAAGAATATAATTATGGTAAAATTATAAAATTAAATGAATTAAAAAAATAAGAATTATATAATTTTCAATTTTATTATAAAATTGAAAATTATAATTATTGCATAATCTTACTATAAAGAGTTATAAATTCATAAAGGGATTAATAAACTAAAATAACTTATAATCCTTATAGTCGTTATATTTTTTATGATCGTTTTATTCAAAGAAAAACTATTAGTTATTATGTATTGTGTAATAAATATCCTTCAACTGAAAGACAAGTAATAACTTATATTGGTATAGAAAGTTTTAATCTTGATAATCTTCCTATTACAGAACCAAAAATGTTAGTTTCTGATAGAAGATTAATAACCACAATTAAATATTCATTTAAATATGGTAAATGTAGTATTACACATTTTACACCATATACATTACTAGAGTTACCAATAGATATATTAAAAATGATGTATTACAATAGTTCTCCTAATATTAGAGATAAATTTATTGAAAATTCTGTAAGTATTGAAAATAGAACTAAACGATTTAAAACACGTATTCTTGTATCATATATATATAATATTGCTAAACAATTAATTCCTAATATAATGGATTGTAATGAATATAACTGTAATTGTAAATCTGGAAATAACAAATTACATTTTAAATTTAAACTTAATAAATCTATTATAAGTTTTACTAGTAATATTTCATTTGATGATTTTGTATATATTGATCCAACAAGAACAATTATTGAAAATATTTATGATATTATATTTGGTGATTATAATGATTATCATACATCAATGACATATTTATGTAATAATGTGTATATAACTTGTTTAGATGATATCATTAAAAAAGTTACAAATAAAATATATATATCTGTTATTAATACAGAATTAAAAAAAAATCCCAAATCAATTGTATTATCATTGGATACATATAGAATTTCACAAATTATTAATGAATATATATTATCTATAATTAATAATTCAGATTCAGAGACTGATTTTAATAAAAAAATTTATACTATAACTTATTTTACTGATAATATAAATAATAAGGATCACCCTGAAATTATACAAAAATTTAAAAAACAAATTAATAACTTGTTATTTAAACATGAAGATTTTGATAATATTGAGATATATTATCGTGAAAATATTGTTTTCATATTGAAAATAAAAGGAATACCTGCTGAGATAAGTGAATTAATTATTAGTTTTTTGATATAATTATTTTGTTTATAATATTACTGGAATTTAATAAACAAAATAATTATTGTAAAATAGGATTTGCAAACAAATTACAAATAATAGGTCCATTAATAATAGCAATAACTTCAAGAGGAACATAAAATCTAAATTGTGGATTTTTAATAACACGATATAAATCGTTCATTCCTTGAAAATTAAGGAATTTAATATAATTATACAAATTATCAATACAATAAGATCGTTCCCAAGTTTTTGTAGTTAAAAAAGTATCTTGAATTAGTTGATAAATTGCATGAGAATCAGATACCCCATATTTAATAATATCAGTATTCGTAAATATAAGTTTATCATTCTCACCAGATATCTTAATAAATGGGAACATATAACTATAATTACTAATATAATTACAACCATTATATTTAGCATGTAGATTGCAATAATATTGTTGGATTCTAATAGTTTCCAAATAACTCAATAGACTATTAAGAGTATTAATAATTATATTCTTATTATCATTAGATAAATTCTCAAATTGAATGAAATAAATTTTAATCCACATATTAATCATATTAATTAAATCTTCATATGATAATTGACAAGGAATCTCTTTTAAATATTGAATATTCAAATCAGTCAAACCAATCAATCCATTATCAAATGGATCAGTAAAATCAAACATCAATGATGTTTTTTTTATTTTTTTTTAATAGACTTATTAAATACTACAATTTTCAATTTTTTATTATAATTTTATTATCAAAATATTTACTTGAATACCATATTAAAAATATAAAAAAAGTTAAAACAATAAATAACTTGAAATTTTCAGTAATATTATTCCAATTAAGAATAAATACTGTAAATATTAATAATAATCCACCAATAAATAATCCCATACTTGTCACTGATTGCGTTATATCTTGATTCTCTTTTAATATTATCCGAGAAAGAACTAAACCAGATAAACCTACTAAAAAAAGAATAACATTACTATTCTTAATTTTATCATCATAATAATCATTTTTAAATAAAACACTTGCTAAAATATGTGCTAATATATTATAAGTTAATGCAATAGAACCAATAACTATTTTATCCATTATATTATTTAATAATATATATATTTTTATTAAATAATAGATATTATATATATCCTTAAAATTATAAAAAAATACATTATAAGGAATCTTACTTCTTTTTAATTTTATTATTCTAAATTTTAGAAGTGTAAAAATAATATAAAATAATATAAAATAATATAAAATAAAAATGAATACAAAAAGTATATTTATATTTAGAAGGGATTTAAGATTAGATGATAATAAAGGATTAATAGAAGCATTAAAAAATTCACAAATAGTAATACCAATATTTATATTTACACCAGAACAATTAGATAATAATAAATTTAAATCAGATAATTGTGTTCAATTTATGATAGATAGTTTAGAAGATCTAAATTTAAGTTTAAAAAAAAAGAATTCAAGATTATTTTATTTTTTTGGAAAACCTGTTGATGTAATAAAAAATATTATTAATAATGTAGAAATAGATGCTATTTATGTCAATATGGATTATACACCATATTCTATAAATAGAGATGATATGATAAAAAAACTATGTGATAAAAATGATATACAATTCAATTCTTATGAAGATATATTATTAAATCCAGTTGGTTCTATTATAACAACTAATCAAAATATATATACAAAATTTACTCCATATTTTATTAAATCAAGTAAAATTAAAGTAGATGAACCATTAAAAAATAAATATACAAATTATTATAATAAAAATAATAAAATTAAAAATGAATATAAAGGAGATATTCATAAATTTTATGAATATAATAAAGATATTGCATATAAAGGAGGAAGAACAAATGGATTAAAAATATTAAAAAATATAGATGATTATAAGGATTATAATAAAAAAAGAAATATATTAGAATATAAAACAACAGGATTATCAGCCTATAATAAATTTGGATGTGTATCAATAAGAGAGGTATATTATAGCATTAAAAAAGAATTAGGAAATAATAATGATTTAATAAAACAATTATATTGGCGAGATTTTTATTATAATATAATGTGGAAATATCCAGAGACATATTCAAAGAAATTAGCATTAAAGGATAATTATAATAAAATAAAATGGAATAGTAATAATATATATTTAAATAAATGGAAAGAAGGTAAAACAGGATACCCTATAGTAGATGCATGTATGAGAGAAATAAATACAACAGGATTTATGCATAATCGTGGAAGATTAATTGTAGGAAGTTTTTTAGTAAAAACATTATTATTAAATTGGGAACAAGGAGAAAAATATTTTGCAAAAAAATTAATAGACTATGATCCAGCAGTAAATTTTGGAAATTGGGGATGGGTAAGTAGTATTGGAGCAGATTCACAACCATTTTTTAGAATATTTAATCCATGGAATCAATCAGAAAAATATGATCCTGAATGTAATTATATTAAATATTGGATTCCAGAATTAAAATCAGTTGAAAATAAACATATTCATAATTGGGATAAATATTATAATGAATATGATGTTGATTATCCTAAACCTATGGTTGATTATAAATTACAAAAAGATTTAGCATTAAAAATGTATAAAAAAGCATTATATTAAATAATTAAAACTAGTTTTTCATTGAAAAACTAGTTTTAATTTATTTTTTTCATTGAAAAAACTAATTAAATAATTTAATTTATTTTTTTATTGAAAAAACTAATTATAATAATTTAATTTTTACAATAAAAAAAATAAATTAAAACTAGTTTTTCATTGAAAAACTAGTTTTAATTTATTTTTTTCATTGAAAAAACTAATTATAATAATTTAATTTTTACAATAAAAAAAATAAATTAAAACTAGTTTTTCATTGAAAAACTAGTTTTAATTTATTTTTTTCATTGAAC